TGCTGACCGTCATGTGCGACCGAATCGTGTCAGGCGGCTACCTCGTTCTCACCTGCGCAGGTCGTGGACGCAAGCCGCACGCCGCCGACGGCTCGCCAGGCGGACCACATCCCGGCGAGTGGTATCGAAACGTGACACTGGAAGAGGTGGAGGCTGTAGCAGCAGCAGCAGGCGTCATGCGAGAATGGGGCGAAGAAGGCTGGCCCGGAGATACCCGTTTCCTTGGGAGGAAGCAGTGACGAACATCGTGACCGAGGCGCAAGCCAAAGAGTGGCTTGAGATTGCCGACTTCGTGGACGACCAGCGCATCGGCTTCATCGTCGCATCCGTGTCCGACATGATCGCCCGGTACTGCGGCAGGTCGTTCGTTGTGGACACTGCCCAGTCGGCAACCGCCCGCTATTTTCGTCCGCTGGACGAAATCACCTGCCACATTGACGACTGCTGGCAGATCACCGCCGTGGCAACAGATGACGCCGACAACGCCACATGGTCAACCACGTGGACAACTGCCGACTACTACCCTGACCCGCCGAACGGTGTCGGCGTGGACGGCACCACCGGCTGGCCGTACACGAAACTGGCGGCAGTCGAGTCGTACACGTTCCCGCTGACAAGCCGGCCTGCCGTCAAGGTCACCGGCAAATGGGGCTGGCAGGTGCTACCCGGTGACATCCGCATGGCCGCTCTCATGCTGGCCGCCGAGCAGTACCGTGCAAAGTCGGGCGGCTTTGACACGTTCACCACCGATGGCGGTTTCACGCAGATTCGCCGGAACCTGCTGGTGCGTGACCTGTTGCAGCCCTATCGCCGTCTGTCGGCGAACGATGCAAGGTTCATGCTCGGCTGATGGCATCCATCTCCACCATCCGCACAGCGTTGCAGGAAGCCATCACCGACGTTCCGCTACGCTGCTACGACCACTTCCCTGCCAACCTCAACCCGCCGTGCGCCATCGTCGGTATGCCAACCGAATACGTCCCGAACGACACGTTCGGCGACACGGCACGCATGGTGATCCCGGTCTCGGTCTACGTCGGCTACGCCAGCAATCGTGCCGCCGAAGATGCACTTGAGTCGTACCTGTCCACCTCGGGCACCGGCTCCGTCATCGTTGCCATTGAAGACATCTCCACCGGCTACACGGTGCGCAGCATCCGAGACTTCGGACTAGTCGAGAACTCCAACGGCCAGACCGTGGCGCTCGGCTGCGTGATCGAGGTGGACGTTCTCGCTTGAAAGTTCTCGTCGTCCATCCCGGCCCACATTTCTCGGTGGCAGATGTCCACAACGGTCTGCTGAAAGGGCTACGTCAGCAAGGCGTAGATGCCCGAGAGTTCAATCTGCACGACCGCCTCAACTTCTACAACGAGGCTTGCATTCTTCGGCATGACGGCTACGTGCGCGCATTCGCTCCCGAAGCTGCAAACGCAATGGCGATCAAGGGTCTTGAGTCGGTGCTGTACGAGTGGTGGCCCGATGTGGTGATCATCGTCAGCGGTTTCTTCATCACGCCCGAAGTGTGGGGAGTGCTGGCCCGCCGACCGCATCACGTCGTCCTGTGGTGCACCGAATCCCCGTACGAAGACGACCGCCAGGCACAACCGGCCCGCTATGCCGACACGGTGGTATTGAACGACCCAGTGCATCTTGAATCGTTCCGTGACGACGTGAACGAACGCACCTACTTCTTCCCGCACTCATACGATCCCGACGTGCACCGACCGCTGCCCGCCGATCCGAAACTGGCGTGCGACTTCGCATTTGTCGGCACCGGCTTTCCGTCACGGATCGAGTTCCTTGAGCAAGTTGACTGGTCGGGCATCACCGCCAATCTGGCCGGCAACTGGCAACAACTCACCGACGGCTCACCGCTGGCCCCGATGCTGCTGCACCAGCGTGAACACTGCATCGAGAACGCCGACGCCGTACGGCTGTACAACTCGGCCACGATCAACGCCAACCTGTACCGACAGGAAACGTCCGAGGGCGGCACCGCTGACGGCTGGGCGATGGGGCCGAGGGAAGTGGAACTGGCCGCCTGCGGTGCGTTTTTTCTGCGCAATCCTCGTGGCGAAGGCGACGAGTTGTTTCCGATGCTGCCAACGTTCACCGAACCGGGCGAGTTCTCGGAGCTGTTGCGGTGGTGGTTGGCTCATGATGCTGCCCGCACCGATGCCGCCATTCGTGCGCAGGCCGCCATCTCGCACCGCACCTTTGGCAACACGGCTGCCAGGCTGTTGCGTATCATTGAGGGCGTCGGCAAAGTTCCACGCTGAGAGGACACTGAATCAATGGCACGCATCGCAGGGCGCAACGGTCGCCTGTACGCCAACATCACCAGCGGCGGCACCGCCGAACCGATCGCATTCCTCAACAACTGGTCGCTGTCGTTCACGACCGACAACATCGAGGTAACCGCATTTGGCGACAGCCACAAGACCTACGTCTCGTCGCTGCCTGACGTCTCCGGTTCGTTCGCCGGGTTCTACGACGACGCCACCGCACAGACCTACACGGCTGCGACCGATGGCGTGGCCCGCAAGTTCTACCTGTACCCGGACAACACGTCGACCGGCAAGTACTGGTTTGGCACCGCATTCTTTGACTTCTCCGTGTCGGCCGACGTGGGTGGCGCAGTTCAGGTGTCGGGTGACCTTGCCGCTGCCTCGGTGGTTGCAAAGGTCGGCTGATGCCTGCGGGCACCAAGCCGCTCAGCGCGCTCGGCCCGACATTCACCAAGATGGGGGAAGCTGCTCAGCGTGGCATCGTGTCCGGCGTGGAAGCGGGCACAAACGTCCTGCACCGCTACGTCACCGTCAATGGTGCGGCATATCACATCCGTGGCCGACGTGGCGACAAGGTGCGGCTAACCGCCAAGAAGGACGTGCGAGGCTTCAAATCGTCACAAGGCGCTGTGGTGCGTGGCGCAGTATTCGGCATTCCCGAAGGATTCTGGGCCATCGTAGAACAGGGCTCCGGTGATCACATCATCGTGTCTCGACAGTTGCGCAACGCACGCACCACCAAGTCTGGCAAGGTGCGCACCAGCATCGGAGCCCGAACCGTCTCCCGACGCATTGAGCAAGGCAAGTCGTTTGCCGACGTGCGCCCGGTGCGCACACCGTATGGGCCACGCCAGTTTGTGCATCATCCTGGCCATCGTCCGATTGGCAGTCCGTGGGAACGCTCAATGCGCCAAAGTGCGCAACCTGTCGCCGACGCCATCGCCGCCGACGAAGCAAAGCAACTCATCAAAGCATTCGTCTAACGAAAGGCCAGCCCATGCCGTTCTACTTCAAGCATTCAGGCAAACAAATCGACCTTGAGGATCTTCCGCTGGCCCGCTGGGTGACGATCCAAGAGCAGACCGGCCGCCAGTGGCACGAGGTTCTTGGTGCGAACGTTCTCGGCGACGCCAAAGTTGCGTCAGCAGTTGCCGAGCAGGCCGCCGCCGAACTCGGCATCGAACTGCCGGCCTTGTCGCTACGCCAAATGTTGGACGTGATCGTGTTCCAGCCTGCCGACAATCTGCCCGCCGAATACCAGGACGGCATTCCCGACCCAAAAGCAGCGGCTACCGAACCGGCGACAATCTGATCGTGTGGGCTGCGAGAATGTTTCAATGGCCGCCCGACGTGACGAAGCGTCAGTCGTTGCGTGACCTGCGGCTGTTGACACATTCGTACGACTAGGAGGCGACATGGCTATCGGGACTGAGGCGCGCAGCACGTTCCTTGCCATTGTCAAGGGCGACGCTTCGCAGGCCATCACCGAGTTCAAGAAGCTTGATGGTGCGGTCACGAAGTCGACGCATGGGGCGTCGGGTGGTGTCGGCAAGTTCCAGTCGGCTATGCAAGGTCTGAAGGCCGAGTTGATGACCGCTGCTAAGTCGCCTGCCGTGTTTGCGGGTGGCGTTGCTGCGGCAGGCGCTGTGGCGATCATGGCCGCCAACAAGTTCTCCCAGATGGGCGTGCAGGTCGGCAAGTTCAGTGATGCGACAGGAGTTGCAACAACCACGGCCAGCCGCTGGCTTGAGGTGGCAGGGGATATCGGAATCAGTGGCGATTCTTTGACTGGGGTCTTCAACAAACTCAACAAGTCCATTGATCCCAAAGTGTTCAAGGAACTTGGCGTGGAGATTGCGCGCACCAGCGCAGGCAACGTGGACGCCTCCGAAACGTTCCTCAACGTCATTGACCGACTGAACGGCATGACCGACCCGGCAGAGCGCGCACAAGCGGCATCCAAGTTGCTGGGCAAGGGCTGGACCGAAGTCGCCGAACTGATCAATATGTCGGCCGACGACATTCGTACCAACCTGAAAGCCGTCGGCGACGAGAAGGTGTTTGATCAAGCCGAGGTGCGTCAGTCTCGGGACTATCGAGCAGCGATGGACAACCTCAACGATGCCTTTGAGGAAATCGTCATCACGATTGGCAAGGAGTTCGGGCCGGCCATCGGCACCGCAGCGGATGCACTGGCATTCTTGGTTCGGCAGTCAAAAAATGCGTGGCAAGCTTTGACGCCATTCAACGAGGGCGACCCTTTCGGCCAGCAGCCAATGCGCGATGCTGCGCAGGCCGCACGAGACATGGGCCAGGCGTTCTTCACTACGCAAGTCGCAGTCGAAAACAACATCACGTCGTTTGATCAGATCTTCATGGATCTTGAGGATGGCAAATACACGATTGACGACATAACAAAGTCCATCGCCAGTTATCAGCAGTACGCCGCTGAGGCGCTGAAAGAGACGGCCGGGTTTGGTGATGCGGCAGCGGCATCGCAGCGTTACCTTGGACTGTTGGCGCAGAACACTCGTGAGTCGGCCGACGCCGCCACAGACCTCAGTGGCGGCGCACGGCTTGCTAGGGAGCAACTGAAACTGTTGCAAGATCAGATCGACGGCCGCAAGTCGTTCATCAATCTTCAACAGCAGCTTCGTGACAACGCCACCAAGATCGCCGACCTCAAGACTGAATACGAGTCGGGCAAGATCAGTGCCGAGGACTATTACCTCGGGGTGGCAGACGCGGCGCTGGAGTCGCAGGGCGCAGTGGCCGACTACGTTGCCGAGCTGGACTCCATCTCGGAGGAAAAGAAGGTTGAGTTGTTGGCGGCGTTTGATCCTGCTGCACCGGCTGCGACGATCAACGCGATCCAGAACTATGCCGACACTCATGCGATCCAGTTGAGGTTTGAAACGGATCGTGAGACTCGCCGACTGTTCGCAGGCACAACAGGGCAAGGCGATGTTGGCTACGAACGCAGAGCCAGCGGTGGCCGCAGTCGTGGCGGCCTGACACTGGTCGGCGAGTACGGTCCTGAGATGGTGAATCTGCCCGCTGGGGCGATGGTGTCCACCGCTGCACAAACCCGGCAGATGCTGTCCGGTGGCGGCGGCATCACCGTCGTCGTCAACGCACCAGTCGGAGCGAACATGATCGAGGCGGGCCGACAGGTCGCCGACGCATTGAACGACTACTACCGGTCTGGCGGGCAGCGAGTCGCATGAGCGCACTGTTTGATGGGGCCACGATCACGGTAGAGGTGGCGTTCGGTGACGCACCACTGACCGCTAACGCATCGTGCACGTGGACTGACATCACCGACGACGTGCGCAGCATCGCCATCCGTCGTGGCCGGGATAGCGAACTCGGCACCTATTCGCCAGGTTCATGCAATCTGCAAGTGGACAACCGCACCCGACGCTACGACCCGTCCAACAGTGGCAACAGCGCGCCCTACCTCGGGAACCTGTTGCCGATGCGCAAGCTGCGAGTGAAAGCAACATCGGGCGCGACGACAGCCACGATCTTCACCGGCCACGTGTTGGGCTGGCCGATTGAGTATCCCGGCATGAAGGACTCAATCGTGACGCTCACGGCTGTTGATGCGTTCCGGCCTTTGACGCAGATGGAGCCACCGCACACCGCCTATGAAGCCGAGGTGCTGGGCGACACGCCCGCCGGATATTGGCGGCTTGATTTGA